TTGGAGGTTTCAGCAGACAAATCTCTTAACTCTAAAAGAATTAATTCAAGCTGTTCACTCTGGCTAGGATTGCAATCTCCAACCTTTTTACCTTTACCGAGATATTTATCAACAATAGCAGTGATTCTTGCGGCGTTCGCAGGATTGGCTTGCATAATCGTGCCAACTAGATTACTAAATTCTGTTTTCATAGCGGCAAAATCATATGTTTTTTCTTCAGCAACTGGAACGATTTTTTCATTCGTTACAAACTGATTATCATGCTCTTTTGCTTCCTTATCAATCGCCTCTTGAAGAGCAGACACTAATGCTTGATAATTAGTAGGAATCTCGTCAGGTAGATACTTAAATCGGCCGCCGCACTCAATAGATCCATCAGAGCAACGTAATGTTAGAACACTCATTTCTCCTTCATACTTTTGATGCGCATAACCATAAATATCAGCCATGCCCGCAATAACTGTTTTAATTGAGTTACTAATAGCAGGACGTACGATTTTTGTTTTAGTTTCTTCATTAATTACTTCTTTATCATGTCCAATGAAAAATACTGCATAACCTAGCTGAGTTAGACCACGAAAGACCTCATTAAATTCATCTTTAAATTTAGTCCAACCTTTACCATATCCAAGGTCGCCAAGATCTTCAATATCATTTTGAGAGCAAATATACTTTTTGCATTTATCAGCAGCGATATCAATGGTATCAACAATAATAGCATCAAAGCGTTCTCTTACTTCAGGTTTTTTTAGCTCTCGATATACCTGTCGCATTTCACTCCAAGTTAAAATATCTTGAGCAATTACACCAGGTAATGCGTGATATCCTGGTTCAAAAGCCAAAAGCAAAGAATTATTCATCTAAGTAGCTAGAGTAGTCTTACCAGTTTTTGGCGCACCATAAATATAGGTAATATATCCACTTAAATCTCTACTAACTTTATTAGGAGTTAGCCCTAAAAGATCAATTCCCATTTTTATTCCTCCTTGAATCAGATTTCTAAGGATTTAATCCTTAGAAATCATAATCATCCTTCTTAGGAGCTGCAGGAGCTTCAGCGAGAACATTATTTCGAGAAGCAAGATATTCATCCTGACGCTTCTTCATATCCGCAAGATAAACTTCGCGAGCAGCCTGCATATCAAGAAGTTCAGAGGCCAGCAGGGTAGTTTCATCATCCCACTCATAAGGCTGAGGAGGAGCCCAGGTAATTACAAAATCTCTCTGAGAACTACGAACAATTCGAACACTCGTGTCACCAAAAGCAGATTCCTCTTCAATCTTGTGCTCAATAGTCTGAGAAATCTGTTCACCCTTTACTCTAGTGAAAAGAGGATGCTTTTCAGAAGGCTCTTGATTCTCAAAATAATCCATTGCCTTCGGATTAAGAACAGAAAACTCTACTGGCAGAAGAGCCTTGCGGAAATCGAAAACATAACCCTTAATAGTTACCTTTTCTGGGGTATTGCGCTCTTCATTTGCTTCTACACGAGTTGCCTTAGTGATCAGCATATCACAATCAAATGTAGCACGAGCATGAACATTTTCATTCAGAGGTTCTGCCATTGTCATAAGATGAACAAAGCCACCTTCATTTCGCTTAACAGAAATCAAAGTATGATTATCATCTCTAGTATCATACCATTCATTTAGAGCTAAAGCAGAATCAACGCGCAGTCTTACTGCATTTTCCTTACCATGCTCCATAACACTCTCGAGCTTACCATTAATAATATTCTGAAGAGTATTAAAAGTATTATTAGGCTTACCCTTTGCAGTAACAGCCGTTACATATGTAAAATGAATCTGTACAACATTATTCATTGAATCATCTGTAGCAATACCGATGGTTCCAGAAATAAAGTTTGTACCAGGGTTCTTAGAATTCGCTCCAGTAACCTTCATTTCCAGCTTATGCTCATAAAGATAACCCTCAATATGTGTAGCATTAATAAAATTCTTCTTACTCATTAATTCATATTCTCCTTATAATTATTAATATCAAAATTTTTTCCTTTTTCTGTTATAGAGTAAATAACTGGATCTTTACCCATTTTATCTACAAAACCATCGTCAACTAATTTACGAATTGACCCAGAAATGCGGCGAGAAGGAAGATTCATGCCTTCTGCAATATCTCTGGCTTTAAGACTAGTTTTATCACAGCTTTGTAGATATTCCAAAATTGCCATACCCGCCGGAGTTAATTCAGGCTTATTGGAAGCATCATTTTGAGCTTCTAAAATATCTAGAAGCGCTTTTACATTTTCATCTTCAATTGAAAGATGATGGTCATTAATAATTGTTTTAAATAAATTTACAGTTTTATTCATAAGTTAACCCTTTT